TATCAATACTGTATGAAGCACCTGGAGATGCAAATGTTCCAGACTTCATCTTAACGCTAATTAAGCGATAACCGTCTGCTTTACCAAGAGTGATTTCAGTTTTCTGTGCAGCTTCTTGAGTAGTAAATGTTGGAGCAGCAACGTCACCACTTGTTTCAAGAGCAGTTTGTAGAGTTTTAGTTTTTTCTGTTAGAGGGTCTGTACCCTTCTTGATAACAGCAGCTACTACAATCACAGAACGACCACTATATGAAGTGCTAACTTCAATAGTAGCACCAGTACCAGTAGTTGTTACTTTAGTCCATGGGATAGTTGCACCACCAGCAGAAGCGTCGGCATCGAATACTAGGTAGTTTTCAGTTGTATCGCCAGAAGCGAAAGTTGCTCCAGTAACAGTGATAGAAATCTTACCAACAGAACCATCAGTTACAACAGAACCAGTAAATTTCTTATAAAGAGTGTAACCAGTTTGTAAAGTACCATTAGAGTCACGAGTGCTTGCAACAGCATACTGCTGGATCGGGAAGAATAATGGGTTGTTTTCTGGATCGTTAGTTACAGTAGTTACACGTGAAATTGTAGAACCAGATAGAGTAACAGATTGATCAACTGTTAATTGGTTTTGCGCAGTGATTGATGTAACACGTAGTAGAACCACAGCGTTAGATGAGTTCACAGCTGAGATGTAATCGCCAACTGATAGATCAGTCTGGAATTGTGTTCCGCTACCAATAATAGTAGTTGATGCAGTTGGAGATGTTAGTGAACCAGAGTATAAAGAACCACGTAGGGAAGTTAGTACTGGAACAATATCAGCAGTGAAACTTTGGTGAGTGTTAGAACTTACGTTGTAGTAGAATGATTTGACGTCATCATTGAAGTCGTAACCATTTACCATTTGGATATCAAATAGTCCTAGTTTGTATTGAGCAGTTGTGCTACCTTGAGTGCCGTTATGCCATTCAACGAATTTAACACGTGCAGTACCAATAGCACCAGTAACGAAATACTGCGCAGCGTTACCAGTACCAGTGAGGTCAATAGTAACTGGAGAACCAGCGGTAGCGTTAGCAAATGTAGTTGCTAATTTGAATGTATCAACTGTTAGTGGAACAGCGTAGTAAGTATTACCACTGGTTAAACCAGCAATAGAAGTACCACCACCGTTATTATAAACAACTGCAGCACCAGCAGTTAAACCGTGCGCAGTGTAAGTAATTACTTCTGTTGAAGTGTTTACGTTCGCAGTAGGAACGACTAGACGTGTTGGGTTAACACCACGGTTAGTGCCAGTAATTCTTGAAGAAAGAATAACGCTATTGTAACCATCAATAGGTGGGCAACCGTTTAGGTTATTAACTAGAACATAGTTGCCGATCAATGGCTGTACTACGTCGCTACCAGAATTGATAGTCAAACGTGCTTTATCTACTGGGATGTATGTGATTGATGGTTTCTTAATTTCCCAACCCTGTACATATGCTTTACCAGCTTCAATACCAACAGCTAGTTTTGCTTCCATTGCTTTATTAACAGCAATAGTAGAAACAGAATTATCTGGGTCTGGCTTGTAAACACCACGATTATATGTTGGTGTTGGATCATATTCCCAAAGAACACCAGTAGAGCCAGTGCCACCATCGTACTTGCTACCAACAGTATGTGTTGGAGGAACAGTGCTAGAAGAAATTGCTTCTTTCTTAGCAACGTATGTTTTACCACCGTTAGTGACTACGTCACCGATTAGGTATGCACGCCCTGCAACCCATGCGCCACGATCGTTATTACGGTATTCTCTAATGTCAATACCAAAACCGTTTACAGTGTAATCACCTGACTCATCGTATGTACGACGAGCAAACTCACGTTCAATGATGGAGTAATCAGTCGCATCGTTTTGTTGTTTGATTAAACCACCGCTAACACGAATCAGTTCAATGAAGTTTGTGTCTGAACTGATGTCAGTTGTTTCATCGTAAGTGACAAAGTATTCTAGGTTTACAGTACCGTTTAGAACAGTACCAATAGTATGAGTTGGAGCAGCATCTGTTAAGCTAGATGTAGTTCCAGTGTTGATCACTTTATAGAATAAATTACCGTTTCTAACAACATCACCAGCATTGAATACTGTGCTCTTTTTCCATGCTCTCGCCATAGCGGTCTCTGGAATAGCCATTAATGATGTTTTGATAGTGTAACGATGCGCACCTGGAGCTGCGTAGTTAAATGAGTTCTGTGCGTTGTCGAATAAAGATTCATCTTCATTCGCAGTTGTTTCTAGCTCTTCAACATATAGACCGATTCTATATGATGGTGTATTAGTGTACTTGTCTAGAATGATAGTTTCTGCAGCTACGTGTACGAAACAGCCTTTAAGGTAGTACACACCTTCTTTGATAGAAGCAATAGAAGAACTGCCAGTGGCATTCGTAGAAACAGCTTGAACAGTATAGCTGTTGTCTGAAATAGAGATAACGTCGCTATCGTTAAAAACTTTAGTTACGTTGTCTGAACCAGAAGACTTGTAGCGAACGAATAGAGTCGGTGCATCGTAAGAAGTAGATGGGGTAGTCCAAATAACTTGAGCTTCTAAACCAGTTGAAGTGGAATAGATTGTTTGTCCACGGAAATTATTGATGTACGTATCAGTTTGAACGCCACCATATGTTTGCTCTAGTCTAACATATCCTAGAGTCATGTCAACACTAGCTTCGCCTGGAATAACCTTAGCACCTTCCTTGAAAACGTGATCACCGAATTTGGTGATTTGATTTTGAAGGATAGTTTGTAATTGAGTTAGTTCACGAGCCTGAACTGCATACCCTGGACGGAAAAGGATTCTATGGTAGCCTTTTGTGGCATCAAAATCGTCGTAGTATGGTTCTGTATTGTAACTTTTAGCCATTCTTTATTCTTCTCTCTGGTTAGATCTAGATCTATTTATCTTAGAACTTGATAACTGTTCGTAATGTAACAGTTTCCTCTGTAGATGGTGTGAAACCAGCTTTGTTGTCAATGAACAGTAGCTGTCCAGAATATTTATCTATCGTTGGGTCGCCTACTGATGAGATTGAGAAAGTTCTACCTGCTGTGTTAGTGAAGCTATCGTTCACTTGCGGCACATCATTATCAAGCGACTGAATAAGAGCACTTGATGTAGTCGCAGCAACTACACGGTAACGACGTTGGTAAACTGTTCCATTGATCGTTCTATTGACAGTGATATCAGTATCACGTTTGAAATCAGTAGTGTTAATTGAAACAGTACCTGCTTGAACGATATAACAAGCAGAACCAATTTGAACAGTGAAACGCTCATCAGCACCGAACTTACGTGGGTTCTTAATAATACCAACTTGACGGTAGTCGTTTGCTACCACTACACCTTGGTTCAAATCGTTTGATAGATTTGAATAGAACATTAGTGTTTGACCAAATAACTCGTCTGGAGCATTTTTACCGTGTCCACCGAATGGGGAAATGATTGCTCTTAACTTAGCACCATGACCGTTACCAGACACGTTAATTGTGGCGAACGTATAACCTACACCACGATTGGTAATTTTAACTTTAGAAATTCTACCACTTGCGCTATCAATAATGGCTTGCGCAGTTGCTCCATGACCATCACCAACGATTTCAATATTAGCAACACCGTATCCGTAACCACCAGAAATGATACCGATTGCATCAATAGTGCCATCAATCGTTAGAATTTCATTGTTGGCTTGTAGCGATTGGATCGAACCGATATTCAAATCAGCAGATAAGGATGCACCAGTGCCATCGCCAACTACAGTTAATGCAGCTGTTGAATAACCCACACCACCATTCTTAACGATAGTACCAACGATTTGGTTTCCGTCAATAATAGGGAATAGTTGAGCTTCTGATTTTGAAGTCATCCAAGAAATAGAAGCACCTGAACCGCTTGCATCAGAAACAGTAATAGCAGGAACTGATGAATATCCAGCACCATAACGAAGGATAGCTGTACCACTTGCTGGCACGCCAGCATAAGTGAATGTAGCAGTACCGTTTAACGCAGAACCAGAATTGTGCGATGGAGCAGTAGATCCTGTTGTTCCTGCGTTGGTAACAGTGTATAGTTTGTTATTAGCGTAGAACTGTTGGTTCACGGTAACAGCTGTTGACGCTGCCCATGGAGTACCAAAAGTGACTGTAGGTGCTGATGTGTAATTGTATCCTGGATTTGCAACTTCAACGTATAGAACAGAACCATTTAATAGTTTAGCTGCAGCAGTTGCATAAGTACCACCTCCACCAGAGAAGTTGACACTAGGTGCAGAAATATATCCAGAACCACCGTTGATGATTAGGATGTCACGCAATGCTCCAATTAAAGTGTAGCTGGTAATTTTACCACCAGTGACTGCTAATGTAGCACGAGCACGAGTACCAACATACTTGAGAGCCACTGTGCCGTTAATAACAGTACCAATTCTATGAGATGGCTCTACTG